GAGCAGTTCAAGTAACATATACCGCAGGATATGCATCTACACCAGATGATTTACTACTTGCTTGTTATGACTTAGTAAATTACTATATGAAAGATGAGCATAAAGAGAACAGAACATTGGGCGGAGCTCAAATAAGACAGGATGGAACTTCCTCTCTAAGATTAAGTACTGACTTTCCAGATCATATCAAGAGAGTATTGGACTTATATAGAGTTATTATTTAATGGCTCAACAAATTAGATATAGAAGTATATCAGATTTGGCAAACTATGAGAGAGGCAACAGAACTGGTGCCCCAGGCATAGGATATGGGTTTATTGTTTTAAATGAGAAAAATTTTGGAAACTTATTCCAAAACTTAATTCTTACTATGCAGCAATTACCTACTGCAAGAGATTTGTTTAGTCAAGGACCGACTAACGGAGCTCCAACTTTTAGAGATATGGCAGAATATGTCCAATCTAAAATGAGACAGCCTGTTCAAAGATACGATATAGTACAAAATGAGATAGCAAGTAATGGTAGTGAAACTCTTTTAGTTATAAACTGGGTTACTAAAAATCAAAGCGGAAGAATTAGTAATACTGCTAATTTAGAACAAACAGTTCAAAATAGAGTAAGACGACATATTCAAGGTTTTTGGAAAGCAGTTAAAAGGTCATTTGGAGAACAACAACTGAATCAAATGGCTGGAGGTAGATCAACCTTTGAACATTCTAAAGAAAGACATGGTACTATACTTGATCAAAATTTTAGAAACACTGATCTAGCAAAAGTTGATCAAAGATTAACAGGTACAGCTCGACAAGCAAAGACTTTGTTAGAATTAGAAAAAGCAATTGATGATGTGCTGAAAGCAAATAATAGCACTCTTATGGATTCAGTTTCTAACTTTTTTGCAAACATCTGGAAAGCAAATATGGACTTTTCAGATGAAGTAAGACAGTATAGAACTGTAAAAGAAATTGCAGATACTTATACACTATATGCAAACTTTACATGGGATGATGGACGTACTCGCCCATGGATGACAGCTCAAAATACTAATCTATTAGATACTGCGTTAGCAAAGCAATATGCAGAGTATTTAGCTTCTAATCAGTTTATAAAAGATGTATTAAATTATATCAAACAAAATAGTGTAACTGATGCCGCAGGATTTTTTGCAGCTTCTCCAAAATTAGAAGATGCTTACTTAGGATTAGCGGCAGATCAGATAATAAAAGAATTAAAAGGTAAAAAGTATTTTAATACAAAAATTAAAAAATCTTCACAGAGTAAGAAAAACAGTAAAGGAAAATCAAAAGTTAGAGGAAAAAATCCTGCTACAAATGAAAGAAAGGCAACTGGACTAAAAAATAGAAGAATTAATAAAGGTACAAAACAATCAACACGAAATAGTCCTATAGCTTTAAAAAACATTATAAATAAATTTTTACCACAGACTCTCAAGTCAATGATGGTATCACCAAGATTGGTGTATAGAACAGGAAGATTCGCAAATTCAGCAAGAGTTGAAAATATTTATCAAGGTTCAAGAGGTGGTTATAGTGCAGACTATACCTATATGAAGAATCCATATCAAACCTTTGAACCAGGCTTCAATATGGGAAGTACTTTTAGAGACCCACGAAGCATAATTAGTACTGCTATTAGAAATATAGCACTAGAACAAATGGGGATTAAATTCGGGCAAGTTAGGAGAACATAATGGCAAATGCACAAGCAAGAAGATACAGTACTCGTAGGCGAGCCATTGTTAAAGCCATAGCCGAAAAACTAAGATTTAATTTAAACGGACAAGCCCCATACAGAACATCAGTAGCACAAGTCGAAGAAAGACTTAAGTTCTGGGACGAAGTACAAGAGTTTCCTACTATCCATATCGGAGCAGGAAGTGAGGTACGAGAATATGAAACAGCAGGTTTCAGATTTAGGCTACTACAAATTACAATTAGGTGCTTTGTATCAGATGATACAGACGTGATACTAGCACTAGAAGAAATGTTAGAAGATGTAGAGACAGTTTTAGAGAATGAAGATCCTCTAACTTACTACGATTCAACAGGAGCATCTCAAACAACTGCTCAAACAACAGTTTTGACAGTTGATACAGATGAAGGAGTTTTGGAACCTCTCGGCGTCGGTGAAGTCGTCGTAGAGATCCGATATTAGAAATCAGCTACGCTAAATAAATATTTGGCAAGGCTCTTTTCAGAGAAATTAGGAGAAACTAAAAATGGCATTTTTCTTTAGTAGAGATACCAAGGTGTTTATGACTTGGTCAGAAGATGGCACAACCGCAAACACCGCTTTATATGAAATACCTGTACTAGACGGTTTCTCATTTAGTCAGGCTACCAATACCTCAGAAGTAACTTTGAGTGAGGCAGCAAATTCCACAGGCTATAGTAAAAGAGGTAGAGCTATGTTTACTGACTCTTTTGCACCAGCAGAGTGGAGTTTCAGTACTTATATGAGACCAACAGTTTCAGGAGCGAACAATGCATGGACAAACGGCGACCACACAGGTAATGCCGTAACATTTGCCGTAGAAGGACCACTTTGGGCTGCTATGAGTGCCAACACTTATGACAGAGCTGTAAATGGTGGAGACTTCCAAGCTAATGCATCTGTCTTTGATTTCGCAAACTCAAACCAAGTTACTCTCGGTGTATTTGATCTATACTTCGTACTCGGTGCTGCAAAAGACACTGATACAGAAGTTTATGCTACAGGTACAGAAGGTGTAACAGTTTACAAACTTGCAAACTGTTCAGTCGGTTCTGCTTCAGTTGATTTTGATATTGAAGGAATCGCACAGATTGCATGGGCTGGAAATGGTCAAACAGTTGAAGAAGTAGCTTCTATTAATACAGCAGCTTCAGGTTTAACAGCAAAAGGTTTAATCAGAGAAGGTATAGATACCACATCTAACTTCATAAGACAAAAACTAACAGATTTAACTATTAGCTTTGATGTATCAGAATCAACAGGTACATTAGGAGCTTTAAATGTTGACGGAAGTGATGTTTCTTATAACATTACACTAACTGGTGGTAATATTACAATCGAAAATAATCTTACTTACCTAACTCCTGAGACATTAGGACAAGTTAATCTACCACTTGGTCATGTTATGGGAACAAGATCAGTATCAGGTAACTTCACATGTTACTTAAATGATACTGCAAATGGCTCACTTGATCTATTCGAAAGATTACAAGAATCAAGAGGTGTTATTACTAACGCATTTGATTTAACTTTCGGAATTGGTGGATCTGGTAATACTCCAAGGTGTAATGTACAAGTTGCAAAAGCACACTTAGAATTACCATCTCACTCTCTTGATGACGTCATAAGCGTTGATGTAAACTTCCACGGTTTACCCAGCGACTTATCATCAGGAACAGCAGCAAACGCTACTAACGAAGTCAAACTTACTTACGTTGCTAGCTAATTTTAACAATTATGCGGGACTTCGGTCCCGCATATCCTTACAGGAAAGAGAATGACAGAAGAAAATAAAAAACCAGTATCATTAAAGAGTTTATTAACTCCAAGCAAAACAGTTGAAATTGACTTTCCAGGTTTTGATGGATTTAAAGTCAAATTGACTTATTTAGCAAGAGAAGAGCTGTTAAAATTACGCAACAAAAGTGTAAAACAGACTTTTAATAAAAAGACTAGACAGTTTGAAGAAACTCTTGATAATGATAAATTTTTAAAAGAATACGTAAAAGCAATAATTCAGGGGTGGAGCGGCTTAAAATTCAAATACTTAGAAGAGCTTCTATTGGTTGATGTTAGTAGTTTAAACCCAGATGATTGTCTTGAGTTCGATCATGATAACGCAGAGTTATTAATGAAAAATTCATCAGATTTTGATACATGGGTGAGTGAAACAACCAGTGATCTGGAAAATTTTACTCAGCGCAAGTAGAAGATATACTTGCGTTAATAAAACGAAAATACCAAGATACAGCCATTGACCTAGATAAGTATTTAGCTATATGCGAACAATTAGGTCAAGAACCTGATCCCGATAGAATGCCGCCTGATGTAAGTGTATTACCTTACGAAGTTCAGGTGGCTTTTTTATTGCATAGCAATTTAAACGATAATTGGGATGGAATGTCTGGATACTACATGGGTAAAGATTATACTCCCATAGAAACTCTATTTAATGTATATAATGTAGAGGATAGAAAGACAGTCTGGTTCTTTTTAAAATGGGTGGAACACTATAGTTCAGAAGCAATTAATAGAAAAGTGAAAGAAAGGCAAGACGCTGAGAGTCGAAAAGCCAAGGCACAAAGTAGTGTAAGAAAAAAGTAAATGGCAAAGAAAAAAATTGAAGCTGGTACCATTGTCATCCGCATGTCGGATGATGGCTCATACAAGATTGTAGAGCAACAAGCCAAAAAAACAGGCGCAGCTTTTAATACAGTTGGATTAAATGCACAGTCAGCTGACCGTGCAATGAAAGGTGTCTCAAAACAATCTTCAAATGCAACTAAAAACTTTTCAAAAATGGCACAAGGAATCGGAGGAGTTCTTGTACCTGCTTACGCTACTTTAGCGGCTCAATTATTTGCAATTGATGCGTTATTCCGTTTTTTAAAAGATGCAGCTGACTTCAGAGTATTAGGAGAAGGACAGGCTGCATTTGCCGCGACAACAGGCATGGCAATTAAATCTTTAGCAAAAGATTTACAAATTGCAACAGATGCTCAAATTAGTTTTAAAGAGGCATCACAAGCAGCAGCTATCGGATTAGCTGCAGGTTTATCTCCCACTCAATTAAGAGAATTAGGTGCTGCCGCAAAAACAGTTTCAATCGCACTTGGTAGAGATGTAACAGATTCATTTAATAGATTAGTTCGTGGTGTGACAAAAGCGGAACCAGAACTTTTGGATGAACTGGGTATTGTGTTAAGACTCGAAGAAGCGTCTATAAAATACGCCGCTGCTCTTGGTCTAAATAAAAATCAATTAACAATCTTCCAAAAGTCACAGGCAGTAACAACAGAAGTTTTAGGACAGGTAGAAGAAAAATTTGGAGCTATTAATGAAATTATGGATCCAACCAGTAATGCCATAAATAAAGTTGGAATCGCATTTGATGAACTTTTAAATAAAGCTCGTCCTGTTATTGCAACTATATCTGAGTTTATTGCAAAAGGAATAACTGAGAGCACTGAAGCAGCAACATTTGCTATTGTAGGTTTTACTGCAAGTATAGTAGGATCTTTATTACCTGCTATGCAAAAAGCAGATATTGGTAGAATTACAGGGGGCGCGCAAGGTAAACTATTCAATGTTTTAGAAACTAAGCCGGGATCAAAAGCCGCACAGGGAAGACTAGCAAGATTTCAAGAAGGAGAGTATACACAAGCAGATCTAGAACAGTATAGAAAAGCATTAGAAGCAAAAAAATCTAGTCTACTCAATCACCATAACTTTGTAAAAGGTGCAGAGAAAAAACTTCTTCTAGATTTAAAAATCTTACAGAATCAATTAGTTATAGATCAATCCACTGGATTTAAAAGAATAATGTTAGAGTGGAAATCTAGTTTATACCAAATGCAAATAGAATATGGTAAATTTATAGGAACTATCAAAGCATTAGGAACAGGACTTATGACAGCTATAACAGGACTATTGAGATGGTTAGGTTATATTGGTTTAGCAATCACAGCTTTTACTGTACTAAGAGATTTAGTAGATAAATTTAATGGAAAAACGATAAATAAATTTGCCGAAGGAATTTCAGAAAGTACTAGAAGTATGGATAGTTTAAATCAAGAACTTGATAAAATGGCACAAGTTCGCGAGAGAGGATTATTAAAAGGTATTGATGAGCAGATTTCACAATTAGGACAAGCATTTCAAAGTGCAGATTTAGTTAATAGACTACAAGAGTATCAAGTTTTTGCAAATGGAAGCAATCTTGCACCTAAAGAATTTGAAAAATTTAACAATAAATTATTAGAACAATTAGATACAATGTCTAGACTTGATCCTGAAATGAAAGTTTATGCAGATGTATTAAGAGAAGGAAAACAATTAACAAGTGAACAAATAAAAGAAGTATCAAAACTTGCCGATAAACATATTACAAATATGTTAGCTATAAAATCTTATAATCAAGCGCAGTCAGCTCTTGTAAAATTAACCAATAGCTTAATACAAGCTCTCCCAAAATTAAAATATCAAGATATTACAGATCAATTAAAAACTCAAGCACAGGCAATGGAACAGCTTGCTGGTGAACATAGAAAATATGCTGCTCAACTTCTATTAGTTAGAGGAGAATTAGAGTATATTAATGCTTTAAATAAAGAGGCTCATCTTATTGCAATGGCACAGTTAGGAGTATCTTTAGAAGTTGCTGAAAATAGCTTTGGTACAAAAAGACAAAGAGAGGCAAAAGCATACGAAAAAACAATGACAGCAGTACTTAATCTAGCAAAAGCACGAAATGAACTAGAAGCTGCAACATATGAACTATCTAAGAAACAAGGAGACGAATCTGCACAGCTTAGAGTACAACAAGCAAAAGGTAATATTGAAGTTCTAAAACAAAACTATAGAATAGCAAAAGCACAACAAAGTGAGCTATTTAATTTCTATACTAGCATGCTAGATGATATTACTAGTAAACTCGGCTCTTCTATTGGAGCAGCTTTACGAGGTGAAGCAAATGCATTTAAAAATATCGGAGAAGAATTAACAAAAACTTTAACTGACTCTGTTGGAAAAGCAATCAGTGAAAGAATGATGGAAGACTTATTAGGGGGCACAATGTTTGATCCTAATAAGATTACAAAAGATATTTACGTAGATGAAGGCGGTGCACTTCAAAAAGGCATGCAAACCGCATCTTCCAAAATAGAACAAGCAATTAAATCAGGAGCAGACTATCATAAAGCTGCAATTCTAATTGCTTTTAGACTTAAAACACAAGGTGAAATTGCCGCCACTGAATTAAAGAAAAGTGGAATAAAAGGAGACATCAACGAACTAACAACTGCTAGAAGTGCTTATAATAATGCTAAAGCCGCAGAAGCAGCGAATAATAGAAGACTACTATTTTTAGAAGATGGACTGGATCAAATTAGTGAAGTCATAGCAAAATCAGGTGGTTATGAGAGTATAGGTGCTGATTTTTCTAAGGTAACGGGTAACGTTCTAACTGACGGTCCTTATGGACCTTATACCCAACCAATGACTTTGCAGGCAATTAAAGACGAAATAGCTAAATTAGAAAGTGCAAATGAAAACTACCGAAAAACTCAAGAAAAAAATATCGGATTAGCAACAGGTGCAAATGAAAAAATCGAGGCTTTAAATCTCGAATACGATCAATTAGAACTTAACATACAAAGCTTAAATACAGCTTTACAATCACTTCCAGGTGTAAGTACAGGTTCAGGTACTACAACAGGAACTACAACAGGAAATGGAATTAAAAGAATAGATCCTAACTCTGTTACTCTTGCAGGCACACAAACTACTGCTGATAAATTTAAGGAAGGCGTCGATACTTTCACAGGAGTTTCTACTAAATTTTTAGGAGGAGCCTCAATGTTACTTGGTGCTGCAGGAAAAAGTGAAGAAGCAGCAAAACTTATGGAAATCGCCGCAAAAATTCAAATGGCAGCAATGATTTATCAAAGTGCAAACAGCTTCTTTGGTGGTATGGCTAATGGTGGTGGTCTTATGGGTGGTCTAAAAGCATTATTTGGAGTTAGACAAGGCGGTATAGCAAACGCACCTGGTTATAGATCGTATAGTGATGGAGCAGTATCAACAGGACCAAGCTCTGGCTATCTTGCAGAATTACATGGCACTGAAGCTGTAGTTCCTCTACCAAATGGAAGAAGTATTCCAGTAGAAATGCAAGGAAAATCTGGTGGAACAAATAATATCTCTGTGAATGTAAATATGGCAAACGGAGAGACAACCATGACCTCAGATCGTGGAGGAGAAATGGGACTTATAATAGCAGCGGCTGTTAAAGAAGTAATAGCTGATGAACAACGCGCAGGTGGATTATTGAGTGGTACATAATGGCAATAGGATTTGATGTAGGCGGAACACTCGGAGTAGTAGTTCCAGATAGAGGACAAAAAAGAAATAACAAACCAAGAGTATTTGTTGCTAACTTTGGCGATGGATATGAGCAAAGAATTGCAAACGGTATAAATAGTTTAGAACAAACTATAGATGTAGCTTTTACAACTCGACCAAAAGCAGATATAGATGATATCGTAGCGTTCTTTGAATCAAAAGGCGGAGTCACAAACTTTAACTTTACATTATCAGATTCAAATGCTGGTGGAAGTGAAGAAACAATAAAAGTGGTCTGTGATACTTGGGATCAAACATGGGTGTATGATGATTACTACACTCTTAATGCACAATTTAGAAGAGTTTACGAAGCATAATGACAGAGAAAATTTTAGTAAAAGACTTACAAAAGCAAGATCCAGGCTCAGCCGTTGTTGATCTTTATGAATTTGAGTATGCCAAAAATACTTGGGCATACTTTGCTGTAGGTCTTGAAGCTGATTTATCTACAATACAAATGAGAGATTATTCAAATAATTCTCAGATAAATACTTATGTTGCTGCACCTGTACAAGCAAAAGGTTTTGAGCATCAAGCATCAGGAACTTATCCAAATCCAAGTTTTACAATAGCAAATGCAACAAGTGTTTTTAGTGGAGCAGTAGGAACAACCGACTATGATTCTTTAGTTGGTAATCGAGTTATTCGTAGAACTACTTTAAAGAAATACTTATATGGAGAAGCTTCAGCAACAAATCCTCCAACTGAGTATCCACGACAAGTTTTTTATATTGACAGAATTAAAACAAGAACAAAAATATCTGTAGAATTTAGTTTACGAGTTCCTTTTGAATTAGAAGGAATTAAAATTCCATACAGACAAGTAGTAGTAAATAGATGTCCTTGGGAATATCAAGGTGCAAGTGATCACTTATCAGAGTATCAAAAAGCAAAAAGCGGATGTACTTGGAGAATCGACAGCACTTATGAAGCTAGACATTTATATACAGAAAATGGTGCAACAACATATAAAGTATATGTAAATCAAGATGATGAGTATATTGTACCTAGTAGTCTTACTTTTGGAAATTGGACAAGTGAATCAGGAGCAAATACTTTATCACTTGATACTTATTGGTACACACAAACAACTGCAAGCAGAGCTGCAGCAAATGGAACAGTAAGTAGTCAGACAGTAAATAATTATTGGCAAGTAGCAACACAAGGTACAAAAACTGCACTTGGAACTCCAACAGATACAAATGAGAATTTTAAAAGAGTAAGAACTTATGCAACTTATAGTCATGGAACAGAGTATTTTATTTACTCAGATGATAAAAAGAATGACTATGTAACTTTTACAGATAATGTAGCAAGTTCTGCAACTTATAACAAAACACTTATGTGGAAAGCAAAGAAAGCAAGTATTAATGTTGCACCTACTTACAGTACTTACTGGGAAAGAGGTGATATTTGCGGTAAGTCTCTCACTTCTTGCGGAATGAGATTTGGATTTACCCCAATTAATACTGGTAATACATCTACTACAGGTAAAACTGAATTTAGTACTAATGTAGTAATTCCATTCGGTGGTTTCCCCGCCGCTAAAGATTTTGGATAAGATCTTCTTAGCAGCAGAGAAAGCGGCACCTTATGAAATGTGTGGACTTCTTTTACGGAATGGCGATTTCATTGAATGTGAAAATTTAGCAGACGATAAAAAGAATAGCTTTAAAATTGACTCAAAGATTGTAGTTAAATATCAACTAAATTCTTTGATAAAATACATAGTCCATAGTCACTACATGAGCGATTGTAAACCAAGTCAACATGATATTGATTGTTGTAACGCACAAAGGATACCATATATGATTGTATCGTATCCACAAAAAGAGGTATTTATTTTAGAACCAGCATGACAAATATTTATTTAACAGGAGATCTTGGCGAGAAATTTGGATCTCATTGGAAACTCGAAGCACGAAACATCGTAGAAGCTATACGAGGAATTTCTGTGCAACGTGAAGGTTTTTTAAATTATATTACTGAACAAGCAGGTAAAGGTATACACTATACAATCCAGAAAGGTGAAGAATTAATTGATGGTGATACTGATGCATTACTTAGTCTTGGCGGACAAGATTTAGTAATTTCTCCAGCAGTAGAAGGTTCAAATGCAAAACAAACAATTGGTTATATTTTAATGATTGCATCTTTCTTTATAGACCCAACTGGAACTACAGGACGAGCAATAGCAGCAGCGACATTTGCACTTGGTAGTATGTTAGTTATAGAAGGCACACTTGATAAACTAATGAAAGATTCACCATCTGATACAAATGAAGCCTACTTATTTAATGGACCAGTTAATAATGTAAAACAAGGTATTCCAGTTCCTCTCTGTTATGGAAAACTAGAAATAGGAGGAGCACCAATAAACTTTGGCTTTACAAACACAAGAGTAACACAATCCGCAGGATTTACTTTTACAGGATCTACGAATACAAATTCTGATGAAGATTGGCAAGGTGGAGAAGACTACTGGGTTAGCGGTGTCGGTGGAGGATATTCTAATCAAGGTATGGGTTCAAGTGGTGCAATATACACAGGTGGAACTTCAAACATAGACTGGAATTTATTAGCAGATCAGTATAATAATATTACTGAAGAAATTATTGAAGACTTGGAGCAAATAGGAAAATAGATGGCACTTAATAACCCAACTGCAAATGGTGGTATAGGATCAGCAGCACCAGGCAATTTATCAACAAATGTAACATCACTAAAGCATCAAACAGCTGTAGTGTATGACTTAGTCTCAGAAGGACCAATAGAAGGTCTAATTGATGGTGCCGCTAGTGTTCTTATTAACGGAGCTCCAGCAGTTTCATATCAGTATGCCGAAAGTTTTGCAACAAGAAAAGGTACTGATATCGCATATGATTCAGCAAATAATAAACTAACCGATAATCTTTCTACAAATGTTTTTGATGGTTTAGATACTAGCGATGGTGTTAGACAGGTATTAGTGGTTGGGGGTAAAAAGAAAGGCACAGCCGCTGTCAGCACCACTGCTGGTTCCAAAATAGTTACAACAAATACAAGCATAATGTCATTCGCAAGCGATGATGTTCAAACTGCATCTACAGAATTAGTACCTCAATTAAGAATTGAAGGAGCAGGAGTAGATGGAGGTAATTTTGCAGCCACAATCACAGAATTTATTAATACTGCCGCAGTAAAAGTAGCACTTGCTCCCGCAACTACTGTATCAAATGCAGACTGTAAGATAGACCTTGTTGATAGAATAGCAAGTTACTCTGTAAATACAGCAACACTAGCAACTGGTGGTGGTGTCGATCAAGCAAACACAATTATTATTCTAAGTACTCCAAGAATACCTGAATCAGAATCTCCACGTTTTAATTTTACAAACTTTGGATATGCTTTCAGAACAGGAGAAAGAGAGCAACCATTTTTACAATCACCCAAAGGTGTTGGTAGTGCATCATTTGCACATGAAATAGGCGAGGAGCTACCACAATCTTTAATTTCAGGAAACCCAAGTAATGCAACACTAACTTTAGATGATGCAAATGGAGATCCATTAGCTGAGCCAACCTCAGGAGGACGCACCTATGGAGCAAGTACTTTAATAGGAACAGGAGATCCTGGCATTGTTGATCATATTAAAGTAAATGTGGAAATGCCTAGACTTGAATCTAGAAAGAAAAATAGTTCAAATAACGCAACAGGTCCTTCTTTTGTAGAATACAGAATTTTATTTAAATACTTTAGAAATGGATCTGAGGTAGAAGAAGTCGTTGTACACGGACCAAAAACTTTATCAGGTCGATCTTTACATGGAAATACTTTACCAAAATCAGCAACAAGTGTTATTCATAAACACACAGTAACTCCTACACTTGCAACTCTTTCATTTGATACTGAAAAATTCCAACCATTTGATGACTTCCAAGTTACAATTCAGCGACCAACCGCAACAAATTTTGAATATGGTAACTGGGTACATGAGAATCAGTCTGTAATTAAATCTATTGAGTGTATAGTAGAAGATAAACTTAACTATCCATATACAGCATTTGGAGCAGTTATTATTGATGCAAAAGACTTTAGAGAAATGCCATCAAGAGCATATCAAGTACGTGGTCTAAAAATAAAAGTTCCAACAAACTATTTTCCAGCAGAAGAAGCTTTTGCGAATACAGGAATTAGAAGAACAACTGCAAGTTATACTCGTAATGTAAGTACTGGAGTAGATGCATCAACTTACCAAGACTGGGATGGAAAGTTTAGAGGCGATAAAAACGAATTTGACGCAACAAGCCCTAACTATAATGCAGTCTATTGTAATAACCCAGCGTGGGTATTTTTAGACATTATGACTAATCCTCGATATGGATTAGGACGTTGGTTAGACCCAGATAATAATTTTGATTTAATAGACAAATATTCTCTATTTGCTATTGCCAAATATTGCGATGAATTAGTACCAGATGGAAAAGGTGGATCAGAACCTCGTTTTACTGCGAATGTTTATATTAAAGATTTACAAGAAGCTGTAAAAGTTGTTAAAGATTTCCTAACTTTATTTAGAGGAATCTTAGTCTGGAAAAATGGACAAATAACTTTAGCCGCCATGCAGGAAAAAAGTCCTGTTTATACCTTTACAAAAGGTAATGTTATTGATGGAATGTTTACATACAGTTCATCTTCACAAAGATTTAGATCAAATCAAATTCGTGTAACTTGGAATGACCCAGATAATCACTACAAACAAGCAGTAGAAATTGTAGAAGACTATGATGAGATTGCAAGAATAGGTAAAATTATTCCAAAAGAAACAGTAGCATTTGGTTGTACTTCACAGGGACAAGCACATAGATATGGTAAGTTCCATTTATTCTCAGAGAAACTTGATACTGAAATAGTATCATTTAAAACTGGATTAAACGCAGGTTTCTTACAACCAGGCGATTCAATATACATACAAGACGCAGACTATGATGATATTCAATTTAGTGGTCGTGTTTCTTCATCTTCTACAACTACAACAATTAATATAGATAGAGCTGTTACACTTTCAGGAACAGCAACCTCAACTTTACACTTAATATACCCATCTGGTGGTGCTTATCTCGGACAAGATTCAGCAACTATTAATGGTACTACATACCGAAAAGGAGAGTTAGTATTTACAGATGAAGGTGGAAATACGATAGATACTGCAGCAAAAGCAGCAAACTGTAAAGATGATTCTGATGGTCTAGTACAATTACTTTGGTCTGAAGATTCAAGAATAGAATCTCAAGTTATAGATAGTTATACATCAAGCTCTATAACAGTAGCAAGCGCGTTTAGTGCTGCTCCAAATAGAGATGTTATCTGGTCAATAACAACAACTTCTGCAGATGGTGAAAAACTTGCTGGAAGTTCAAAAGAGTTTATGATTCAAGCCATAAAAGAAAATGATGGAAGAATCTTTGAAATTACAGCAGTACAGCATACTTCTGGAAAATATGATTTAATTGATAGAGGATGGGCAATACCTGAAATACCTGATGTAAATAGACCTCCAAAATACATTGAAGAAGTACCAGTACCTAGAAATCTAGCAGTTAAAGCAATACCTATGGGCTCAGGTGATAATTCATCAGGAGACGTAAATGTATCAGGATCAGCAGCTCCAGATTTAGGATATAAAATACTACTTACTTGGCAAGCTCCTTTATCAACAAGACTTGATAAAAACGGAAACTCAGTTACAAGTGAGTACGAGCATTTAAAAGAATATCAGGTAGCATGGGATGGTAAAGGTAGATATGATGGAAATGCAAAATGGGAAAGATTTAGTGTAGACCCTGAAGATACTTCATATACTTGGGAAAATGTAATGCCAGGTACATATCGAGTAAGAGTAAGAACAGTAAATATTAGAGAAAACTTTTCTCGATGGAGAAGCAGACGTATTGGTGTTGATGATGCCGTCGGAGCCCATATATTATCAAGTCAACCAGGTAAAGACATTCCATTAGGTGGATTTTTAGATACAACATTAACAATAGCTGCTAATGGAGTAGTAAGTTTTTCAAATACTTCATATAATTACTTACCTCCACAAGTAGACGCTGGAACTTTTATAACTGTATCAAGCGGAAATACTGCACAAACACAGCAAGACTTTAGTGCAATGTCTGCAAACAGCGTAGCATATTTATTATATGACTATAGCAACACAGCAGACCCATTACAAGCTATTGAATATAGAACAGATACTACATCAGAAGATGCACAAGGAAATAAACTTTATCCTATTTTTACAAAAAGAACAATTAATGATGCAAATACAGACTTTGGACAAGCAAATGGTACATTCTCTGTAGATGCAGGAGAGACAATATTAGAAGGAAGTAGTACTACTTTCTTAAGTGATTATCAAACTGGTGACCTAATTGTTTTAGGCGATGCAGGTACTACTCGACAATATGCAAAAGTAACTTATGTCTATAGTAATACTAGCATACAGATTTCAGATGGTGCATTAAGAGCGTATAGCGGAGCAAATGTTTTCTTCCAAAATTACAAAATAGATAGAACAAAAGACGCAATTTTAGCAGTAGTAGCAAATACATCAGGTACATATTCACTACAGCAATTTACTTCTAAATTCAAAATAAATACTGGAGAAATTGGTGATGGTGCTGTAACTGAAACAACAATAGCAGAAAACGCTGTTGGAGGTACTGCTATTCAAGCAAATAGTATTACTTCTCTTATGTTAACTTCAAGTGCTGTAGCTGCGTTTACAGTATCAGCAAACTCAATTACAAGTGTAGAATTAGCTTCAAACTCAATACAAGCAATTCATATTCAAGCAAACTCTATTGGAGCATCAGAAGTTGCCGCAAATAGTATTGGATCAGTAGCAATTATTGCTGATTCTATTGATAGTTCTCATATTGCTGCAAACTCAATAGATAGCACAATGATTATTGCAAATGCTATTGGTACATCAGAAATAGCCGCAAACTCTATTGATAGTGCCCAAATTATAAGTGGATCTATTGATACTGTGCATGTATCCGCAAATGCGATTACAAATGCAAAAATAGCTTCTAATTCTATTACTACTGCTTCAATTGCAGCGGGCTCAGTTACAGAAGCAAAAATAGCAGCAAATGCTATTGGAACTGCTGCTATTCAAGCAAATAGTATTACATCAGCTCAGTTAACTGCAGATGCTATAAATTCATTCACTGTGGGAGCAAATGAAATTACCGCAGTAGAAATTGCTTCTGGTACTATTACAAATGCCCTAATGGCAGCAAACTCAATTACTTCAGTTGAGATAGCTGCAAACTCTATTGGAAGTGCAGAACTTACCATTGGCTCTGTATCTGGAACAATTATTGCTAGTGGTGGAGTTGGAACAACTCAATTAGCCACTGGATCTGTAACTGGTATTATTATTGCCAATGGTGCTGTTGATACAAACCAATTAGCAGGAAGTGCAATTACAGCAGCTAAAATAGCAGCAAATGCTGTAACAAGTGGAAAAGTCGCAACTAATGCTATTAATACAGCACAAATTATAGCAAATGCGATCACTTCAACACTACTAGCAAGTAACTCAGTTACAAATGAAACAATAGCTGCAAATAGTATAGACTCAGTAAGTATTGCAACTGGAGCTGTGGGAGCTATACAAATTGCCACTGGAGCTGTTACAAATGCTAAGATGGCAGCAAATGCTATTGGAGCAGCACAGATTATTGCAGGATCAATTACCAGTTCAGAATTAGCTGCAAACTCAGTTGGCTCCGCACAGATAGCAGCAAATACAATTACAAATAATGAACTAACAGCAAACTCTGTAACAGCAGCTATTATAGCAGCAAACTCAATTACAAATAATGAATTATCAATTAACTCTGTAAATGCTGCAATTATTCAAGCTGGCACCATTGATAGTTCCCATATAACAGCAAACTCAATAACAGCCGCAGCGATTGTAACAAATGCTATTGATAATTCTCATATTTCTGCAAACAGTATTACTTCTGTAAGTATTCAGAGTGATGCAGTTGGTACTAACCAGATTTCATCAAATGCAATTACAAATGCGAAGATATCTTCTGGTGCTGTAGATACAAATGAGATTGCAGCAAATGCAATTACAAATGCAAAGATAGAAAGTGGAGCTGTTACAAATGCAAGTATCAATGCTTCAGGAATTGAGTTTGCAAAAATAACTTCTGTATCTATTACAAGCGCAATGATTCAGGCAAACTCAATTACATCAGCAAAGATAGCCGCAGATCAAGTAGGTACAAGTGAAATTGCAGCAAACAGTATTACTTCGGCTTTAATAGCAGCTAATCAAATTGGTACTGCAGAAATAGTTAGTGGAAGTATTACAACTGCACTTATAGCTGGAAATGCTATTACTTCGGCTTTAATAGCAGCTAATCAAGTTGGTACAGCAGAAATATCTAGTGGATCTATTGGAACATTACAAATTGCCGCTAATGCAATTACAGCAGCAAAGATAGCAGCTAACCAGATTGGTACTTCTGAAATAATTGCAGGAAGTATAGATAGTTTACAGATTGCAGCAAATGCGATTACAAATGCTAAAATATCATCAACAGACAGTTTAACATTAACAGTAGCAGGCGGATCTGCTGGTGGGTGGACACTAAATTCAACGTCATTATCAAGTGCAAATATTGTTTTTAGTTCCGTAAATCAACAAATAATTATATCGGATGGAACATAATGCCTAGTAGAGTTTTATTTGGTAAAGGAACAGCAACAAGAGGCACAAGTAATTTTGGGCTATGGGTATCAAAACCTTCAGCAAATGTTGAGACAACAACTGCAAATAATCTAATTTTTGATTCTACAACAGTACGAACAGGATTGATATATGCAGGTGCAAATTTTACAGCAACTTCATCCGCTATAACTTGGACATCTGGAAGTAAGGCAACATTAACTTATATTCCAGAGGTTTTAGTAAATGAGGCAAATACAGCAATTTTACATAATGAAAATATAGTAAGTAATCCAAGCTTTGACAGTTTTACAGAAGATCTTATTAGAGAGTATGATACTTATAAAATTTCAAATACAAGTGTAACTCCACTCCGTATGAATGTATCATATTCTCCAGGCAATACTTCACGAACAAGTGCAGCGGGTGCTTTTGTCGTTTTAAAAATACCAAATGCTTTTGGATTTATGGGCAATACTTATGTAGATTCAAGTGGTACAACACAAAATCTAGGAAACCATCCAACTTTAGGAGATACAGCAAATTTATGGTAGATAGAGTTTTATTAGGTAAAGGATCCTCTACAAGAGGTACAAGTAACTTTGGGCTATGGGTAAGTAGACCAGGTTATAATGTACAAACTTGTACTTCAGATCAATTACTATTTTCTTCAGATGACCAAGACCAAGTAGATCATGCTTTAGTTTTATTAGAGATACCTTCTGCTTCTCAGGCACCTGCAAGTACAAGAACTATTACTAGTGGAGTACCTACTTTGGCATCTGGCGAAAGTGCAATGGTATTTAAACCTGTGGGAGCAAATGATACCGCAAATATTACTTTAAATTCTGGAACAAATGTTCAAATAACTACAGCAACAAATAGCGTAGGAACAAACACAAATCCAGTACAAACACAAAATACATTTACCTTTATACTAAAAGGTATACCAAATACGAGTTTATTTTAATGGCAAATAGAGTTTTAATAGGAAATAGAGGCAGTGACTACGGAATCTTTATTAGTAGAGAAGGACAAAATGTTGCGAGTACAAGTTCTTCTTTGGTATTTGACTCAAATGCTGTAAAAGGTTTTAATACTGTTACTAAAGGACAAGGAATACTAAGTCCAGGAGGCACAAGAAGTTTTTCTCATGGATTAGGTTTTAAACCGTATGCAAGCGTTACGTATTGTTTTCCAGATGACATAAATGAGTCTAGTCCATCTAATACTGCAACTGTAAGTGTGGCAAGTATGTATGTACCATTTTTTACTGATTACTACACTTTTGGAAGTGCAAACGTAAGTATTACAAATGCTGGATCAGGATATGTAGGTTCAACAATACCATTTACAGCTACGGGTGGAGTTGCTTATACAGGAGCTGGAGGAACAGTTCAGGCTACAGGATATGCAACTATTTCAGGTGGTAGTATAACGAGTATAACAATTACAAATGTTCCAAAATACGGCGGAAATAGCCCAGTACCTACAATTACATTGAGTGGAGGAGCAGGAGATTTACATGCTTCACAAGTATACCCAGCTTATGACTCTGATATTGTACCAGCAACAACTCAATATGGATTTTTAACAAATAGTGGATATTATAAAGAATATGAAACAGTTGGCGGACTGGCAGTGGGAGATGGCATTACAGTAGGATACTCTGGAGTTAGTTTTTCAACAAATACAACACATTTAACAATTAGTAATGATTATAAAGAAGGATACCAAAATTTATGGAATGGGATGGCATATAGCAATACTGCATTTGGAGGAGAAGAAACTATTTACTATTCATACTTAATTTATAACGGAACAAGTCCATTCGCATAGGAGAATAAATGGAATACAATATTTTTTATGACAATAACGGAAAAATTGCATGGGCGACAGTCGCAGCTTGTGACGCCTCTGCTATTAGTGCACAAGCCGAACATGGCTATTCTTATTTACAAGTAATAGTAGATACACTACCATCTATTGATGATTATTATATAGCAGATGGTGCATTAGTACAGTATGGAAATTTTAATCCAGACCTATCTACAACCAGTATTACACTTAATGGAACATTAAGTTTTAGTGGACTACCAGAAGGAACAACCGTTACTGTAGATAATGTAAACAAAGGAACAGTTCCAGCAGATGGCACAATAACATTTACAGGAACACAAGTAGCAACAAGATATACAGTAATCTTATCAAAAGATAACTATAAGTCAAAAACATTTACACTGGAGGTTACAAAGTAATGGCACTAGAAATATCACTTAGCAAAAATTACACTTATGCAGAATCTCGCGCAAGTGAGTACCCAGAATTAAAGGAACAATTTGATAAGTTGTTTCATGCTATTGATACTGGTCTATTGGGTGAGACCGCAAAGACTTCAAGTTTTTATACAGAGTTAAAAGCGGTCAAGGATAAATATCCTAAACCAACAGAATAATCTTACACCTCTCAAAAATAGTTCTTGACTTCTCACTTATATTTTGTTATAATTTAGCATATAGGAGTATAAGTTAAGAATGGCAGCAGGAAACTATGATATTGTTATCGACCAAGGAGCAGATTTCTCGCTCCAAATCGCAATAGCACAAGATGGAACAGCAATCAATTTGTCTAGTCATACGGCAAGTGCACAGCTACGTCCTACGCCTTCTTCCGATACTCTTACAGCAACATTTACTTGTTCAATAACAGATGCAGCTAATGGTGTCTTTAAAATGACTTTACCATATGCAACAACTGCAAATATTGCGTCAGGTAAATATTACTATGATTTAGAATTGTATAATAGTAGTACAAATACTATGACAAGACTAATTCAAGGAGTAGCAAGAGTCACTCAAAACGTTACACGATAATGGCATTAACCTTAACATTAACTCCTAACAATACTACGCTTAATGCCACAGCACAGACCACAACTCTGACAATATCATCTGCCGTAGCCGATGCAGCTAGTGACGCAGGGTCAATTACTTTTAATTCTCCAGTAGGAACACTTACTGGACAAACAACAGTAGAAGGCGCACTCAATTTTCTTGCTAATCAATTTTTTGTCGCAACGACAGCACCTACCGCAAATACAACTAATTTAGCGGAAGGAGATTTATTTTACGATACTGACGATAATCAGTTAAAGATTTATCGTGAAACAACTGAAGGAACGTTTAGTTTTGTTCCTATAATGATAGGTAACGATTCAGCGGATTCGGACACGATAGACGCAGGAGCTTTTTAAAGCTCGACTAGGATATAAATATGGCACAAGTAATTAAAATTAAAAGAAGTAGCACGACCGCCTCGCCTGTTTCTTTAAGTGCAGGGGAAATAGCATACTCATCCAACTCGAAGAAATTCTTTATTGGTGCTCCTGGCTCTGGAACAGTAACAACTATAGGTGGAGATCTCTATGTAGAGATGCTAGATCACGCCGCAGGTACTCTTACCGCAAGTTCAGCTATTGTAGTAGATTCAAGTAGTAAAATTGACCAGTTAAAAACTGGTAATATTGTTATTACTGGCTCAACAGATACACTTTCAACAGTATCAAGTGCAGATCTAACAATCGCACCAAGTGGTAATTTAATTATTACTCATGGTGGCACTATTGACTTAGACGCACAAGCCAACTCTCTTACAATACCAGATAATGAAGCAGCAGCTTTAGATATAAACGAAGGCGGAACCTCATATCTAAAATTTGTTACTACTAATGGTAGTGAAGTCATTGACTTTGGTAAGAATGTTTTATTTGGTAATGATGCGCATGTATTATCATTTGGTGTAGACAGCGATGTTACATTAACACACGTAGCAGATACTGGTCTATTATTAAATGGAGCAAGTGAACTTCAATTTAGAGACGATGCACTTACTATTGGATCAAGTGCAGATGGTCAATTAGACATTGATGCAGATACTGAAGTAGAAATTACAACTGGTACTTTCGATGTCAACGCAACCACAACAGATTTTAGCGGAACAGTAAATACAGTAGGTAACTTAACTGTTAATACAGATAAATTTACAGTTTCAGCAGGAGAAGGTAATACAAGTATTTCAGGAACATTAGGAGTAACTAATGCCGCTACTTTCTCATCAAGCGTAGATATTACAGGAGCTTTAACAGCAAATGGTGCTGTAACTCTTGGAGACGCCGCAGGGGATACAATAACAGTAACAGGTACAGCAACTTTCTCACAATCAGCAGACTTTGATGCTGGATTTACAGTTGCTTCCTCACAAACAGTTAACTTTGGAGGTAATAGACTTACCAATATTGGAACTCCTACTCAAGCAACAGATGCAACAACAAAAGCATATGTAGATAGCGTTAAACAAGCACTCGATATCAAAGATTCAGTACGAGTAGCAACCACAGCAAACTTATCAGCAACTTATGATAATGGAACAGGTGGTGTAGGTGCAACTCTTACAGCTGACTCAAATGGTGCAATTTCAGTAGATGGTGTAACACTTTCATCTGGTGATAGAGTACTTGTTAAAGATCAATCAACAGGAACTCAAAACGGTATTTACTCTGTAACAACAGTTGGTGATGCAGGTACACCATTTGTACTTACTCGTGTAACTGATGCAGACTCAAGTGCAGAAGTAACAGGTGGTCTTTTCACTTTTGTAGAAGAAGGATCAACTAATGCCGATGCTGGTTTTGTATTAACAAATATTACAGGATCTGCAACACTTGGTAGCGATGCTTTAACATTTACTCAATTCTCAGGAGCTGGACAGGTTACAGCAGGTGATGGTTTAGCAAAATCTGGAAATACACTTTCAGTAAATGTAGACGATACCTCACTTGAAATTGTTGCAGATACTTTACAAATTAAAGGTCTTGATGATGCGATTGCAGAAGGAGATTTAATCTTCGGAGCAAATGGTGGCAATCAGTTTACTACTTTAGCAATCGGCACATACGACTCAACCAACTCAGTAGGACAAATGCTACAAGTTGGTAACAACGGAACAATAACATGGACAAATACATTAGACGGAGGAACGTTCTAAGATGTCCCATGTAATCAAAATTAAAAGGTCAGAAACACCTGGATCAGTTCCAGGCACAGGGGATTTAGAAACACACGAAATAGCTATGAATGTTTCTGACCAAAAGATTTATACAAAAAACGCTAGTGGTGACATAGTTGTTATGGCATCTGCAGGTATTTCTGAATCAGAAGCACTAGCGTTGAGTATAGCATTAGGATAAGATTATGGCATCAGCATTTAAAACTGCTTCCAAGGCAAATGTAAATACTTCACTTACGACAGTATATACATGCCCATCGAGCACGACATCTACGATTATTGGTCTTTATCTCTGTAATCAGAGTGGAGGTCAAATTGAAGCAAACTGTGAGTTTTACGATAGTAGTTCAGCAACTCACGTTTCTCTTACAGCCGCCACGCCGATTCCAAGTGGATCAACATTGGTATTAGTCGGAGGAGATGCAAAAGTAGTTTTAGAGGCAGGAGACGCCATCAAGGTTCAGAGTAACGTCGTAGACAGCATAGACGTTGTTCTGTCATATTTGGAGCAAACATAATGGCACTTATAGGTAAACAACTAGCACTTGTAGCATCGCTAGAAGCAAACTCAGTTGGTACAACCGAAATTGTAAGCAATAGTATTACTGCATCAGAAATTACTGCAAACTGTATTACAACTTCAGAACTATCAACTAACTCGATTACTTCCGCTAAGATTCAAGCAAACGCTATTACATCTAGGGAATTAGCGAGTACAGCAGTTACAGCAGTAAGCGATAACTCAATTGATGCAGCAGCTATTGCTGCAAACTCAGTAGACTCCAGCGAATTAGTAAGTGGGTCTATTGATTCTATTCATATTTCAACTGGTGCAGTTACAACTGCAAAACTAGCTGCAAATGCTGTCACTTCAAATGAAATTGCCGCTAACTCTGTAGATACTGCAGAGATCGCCTCAAATGCTGTCGGTGCTCCACAGATAGCCGCAAATGCAGTAGGTCAAAGTGAAATCGCTGAAAATGCGGTTACAAGTTCAGAACTTGCAACCGATGCAGTACAAACTACACATATTACCGACAACGCAATTACTGCCGCTAAGATAGCAGAGAACGTTGTAGGATCAAGTGAAATATCAACAAATTCAATCACAGCTTTACATTTAGCAACTGATTCAGTAGGAACAGTACAAATAGCAGCTAATGCAGTTACAACTGCAAAAATAGCTTCTAATTCAGTAGGCTCCGCAGAAATTAAATTAAACTCAGTACAATCAACTCAAATCGCAAGTAATGCAGTTACAGGAGTACATCTTGCTTCTGGAGCAGTAGATACAATTCATATTGGAACAAATGCAGTTACTAATGATGCGATGGCAGATAACTCTATAACAAATGCTGAAATTAGTGCAAATGCAGTAGGTACAAGTGAAATAGCAAGTGATGCAGTTGGATCAGCGCAGATTGCTTCATTAGCAGTAACAACTGCTAAAATAGCAGCAAATGCTGTAACAGGAGTTGAAATTGCTTCTAACTCTGTTACTCATGGAATTATTGCTGGTAACTCAATTCAAACACACTGTCTTCAAGATAATGCAGTTACATCAGATAAAATTGCTACAAATAGTATTTTAACAAGACATATTGTAGAAGGAAATGTTACAACTCATAACTTAGGTGACAATGCAGTAACAGCTGCTAAAATAGCCGCAAATGCAGTAGGTTCCGCAGAAATAGCAGAAAACTCTGTTGATAGTAGCGAACTTGTAACTGGCTCTATCGATTCAATTCACTTATCAGCAAGTGCAGTTGTAGAAAATGCTATTGCCGCAAACGCAGTTACAGCAAATAAAATTGCTTCAAATGCAGTTACTGCAGAAACAATCGCCGCAAACTCAGTGGATTCAAGTGAGTTAGTAACTGGTAGCGTATTAACTATTCATTTAGCAGACAATGCTATTACTGGTGCGAAATTATCAAATACTTCAAACTTTACAATGAATGACTTAGTAGTTTCTGGAAACTTAACTGTTTCAGGAAGCGAGACTATAGTTTCTTCAACAACATTAACAGTTGAAGATGGTCTTGTACAGGTTGCATCTACAAATGATTCAACAGATGCAATCGATATCGGACTTTATGGATTATACGATCCAGCAGGAACAGATTTATATGCAGGTCTTTTCAGAGATGCAAATGACAACAAATGGAAACTATTTGTTGATTCACAAGTAGCTCCTACTTCAACTGTAGACACAGGTGCTTCTGGTTATACAGTAGGAACTCTTGTAGCAAATGTCGAAGGAAACTTAACAGGAACAGCAAGTGCAGTAGCTGCTAACGCAGTAGGCTCTTTACAGATCGCTGCAAATGCAGTTGGATCAGAAGAAATTGCAGAAAATTCAGTTGGATCAAGTGAAATTGCAACTGATTCTATTCTAGCAATACATATTAGTGCAGGAGCAGTAGGATCTTCAGAGATCGCCGCAAATGCAGTAGATTCTGCTGAAATTATAAGTGGTGCTGTTAATGCAGTTCACTTATCAACTGATTCTGTAACCGAAGCAAAAATAGCAGCAAATGCTGTAACAGCTGCTAAAATAGCTGCAAACTCAGTAGACTCCAGCGAATTAGCAAGTGGGTCTATTGATACAATTCACTTCAGCGCAAATGCTGTAACAAGTGACGAAATTGCAAGTAATTCAATAGTAGCAAGACATATTGCAGCAAACTCAGTTGGAACAAGTGAAATTGAAACTAATGGCGTAGGTACTTTACAAATAACAGATAATGCTGTAACATCAACAAAAATCGCCGCTAACTCAGTAGATTCAAGTGAGTTAGTAAGTGGTAGCATTGATACTATTCATATTGGAGACTTACAAGTAACAAATGCGAAAATTGCAGTAAATGCAGTTACAGCAACAGAAATCGCCGCTAACTCAGTAGATAGCAGTGAATTAGTAAGTGGATCAATTGATGATATTCATATTGCAGATAATGCAGTAACCGCAAATAAAATTGCAACTGATTCTATAGATGCATCACACTTAGCAGCAAACTCAGTAGATTCTAGCGAATTAGTAAGTGGATCTATTGATGAAATACACATTGCTTCAAATGCAGTAACCGCAACTAAGATTGCTGGAAATGCAGTAGGCTCAAGTGAAATAGCAGGTAATGCAGTAGGTTCATCTGAAATTGCTGCAAACTCAGTAGATTCAAGTGAGTTAGTAACTGGATCTGTAGATGCAATTCATTTAGCAAGTAATTCAGTAACTTCAGCTAAGATTGCCGCAAATGCTATTGGAACAAGTGAGTTAGCAAGTGGTGCATTAAGTGGACAAACATTTAGTGGCACAGTAACTTTCTCAGGTGATGTAAATACACAAGGAACAACAACACTTGGTAATGGAACTACTGATATAACAAATGCAGCAGGTGTATTAGGTATTCAAGATACAAGCCCACCACAAAAACTTCACATTGATGAAGTGGCGGGTATGGATGTAGGTACAGGAAGTTCATCTTCAACATCACAATTTGCACTTGATTCTTTCGCTTCAGCAACATTTAGAACTGCAAAATATATAGTACAGGTTCATAACACAACTGATGGGGATTATCAAGCATTAGAAATTTTACTTTTCCATGACGGAACAAATGTATACTTAACACAGTTCGCATCTATCTTTGACAATCTTGCTCAGGCAACATTTGATGCAGATATAAGCGGTGGTAATGTAAGATTATTAGTAACTCCTGCTTCAACAGATAGCATGACTTACAAATTTATTAGAACAACAATAGAGGTATAAAATGGGTGTAAAACTAAACTTTAATATCGAAGACGCTGGTCTATCCGTAGACGGAACAGAAAGTATTGATTCAAGTAGAGGAATGGCAAGTGTAACTATCTCTGCCGATAAAATCGATAGTGGAACTATTGCTTCTGCTCGACTTCCTTACACAATAACAACAACTGCTCCAGTTTCCGTAGGATCAACAAGTAGTGGACACGTCTGGTACGTATATTAAGAGATAATTAAATGGCAATTTATGTAAACGACAATGGCACTTTACGCCAGTTACGCTTTGTAGCTGTCAACGATGGCGGTACGCTTCGTCGTGCCAATGAAGTTTATGTAAATGATGGTGGTTCGTTAGAAGGACCATTTGTTGCAGTGCATGATACATTGCGAGTTACAAATACTGAAACAACATATGTATCAGGTATTCAGGTAACTACTTTTAATACAACTACTGTCTTTGATACTAGCACTGTCTTTAATACAATAACTACATTTAATACTACTCAGTCAACTGCAACAAGTAGAGCAACAGGAACTTCACAAAGTACTACAACTACATTTAACACTAGTCAGTCAACAACAACTACATTTAATACTACACAATCAACTGGTACATCAAGAGGAACTGCTACAAGTAGAAGTACTACAACAGCTTATAATACATCGCAAGGAACAGCAACATCAAGAAGTACTGGTACAAGTAGAGAGACAACAACTGTATTTAACACAACACAGTCAACAACAACTACATTTAATACTACTCAGTCAACTGCAACAAGTAGAGGAACTGGTACAAGTAGATCAACTACTACAGCTTATAATACTTCAAAAGCTACTGGAACAAGTAGAGGTACTGGAACATCAAGAAGTACAACAACTTCTTATAATACATCACAAGGTACTGCAACAAGTAGAGGTACTGGTACATCAAGAAGTACAACAACTTCTTTCAATACATCACAAGCTACTGGAACAAGTAGAGGTACAGCAACATCAAGAAGTACTACTACAATTTTTAATACTTCACAAGCTACAACCACAGCTTACAATACCACTACTACATATACTACTTCATATGATACAACTATCACAACAAGTAGAACTACAGGGTTTACAAATGCAACAAACACTGCTAGAATTACATCTACAGCATATATTGATGCTACAAATACAGCTAGAGCTACAAACACTGCTAGAATTACATCTACAGCGTTTATTGACAATACAGCCACTTCAAGAGCGACAAATACCGCTAGAATTACAGGTACTGCATTTATTGACAACACAAATACTGCAAGAGCAACAAACACAGCGAGAACTACATACAGAAATACAAATACTTCTCGTAGCACAGGATTTACAAACTCGACTGCTTTTGCTACAGGTTTCATAGATAATACTGCAACTTCCAGAAATACAAACACATCAAGAAATACTGGATTTACAAACTCAACAGCTTTTGCTACTGGATTTATAGACAATACAGCAACATCCAGAAATACAAATACTGCTAGAAACACAACTAGAATTACATCTGGTATAAGATTAACTACATTCCAAAATATTACAGTATACGGAGATCAGTCAGAAGGTTTCTTTACTAGATGGACAAATACTTCTAGAAATACTGCGTTTAGTGGATCTACTACATACGCTACTGGATTTACAAACTCAACTGGATTTACAAATACAACAAATACTGCGAGAACAACTTATAGAAATACGAATACAGCTCGTGGTACAGGATTTACAAACTCTACTGGATTTACAAACACTACAAACACAGCAAGAACAACTTATCGAAACACAAATACTGCTCGTGCTACAGGATTTACGAACTCAACAGCATTTGCGACAGGCTTTATAGATAACACTGGATTTACAAATGCAACAAACACAGCGAGAAATACAACTACAGCATTTATAGATAATACAGGATTTACAAATACAACAAATACAGCTCGTGGTACAACAACAGCTTATGTAGATAATACTGGATTTACAAATAATACAAATACTGCTAGAGGTACAACCACAGCATATATTGATAATACAGCAACTTCTAGAATAACAAACTATGAAACTGCATATATAACTTCACGTATTACATCAAGAGCTACTGGTACATCAAGAAGTACAACTACAACATTTAATACTTCGAAGGCAACTACTACTGCATATACAACTACAACAGCGTATAGCACAACCACAACATTTATAACCAGTAAGTCTACAACTACAGCTTATACAACTACAACTGCTTATACAACAACTACAACATTTATAACCAGTAAAGCTACAACTACAGCATATACAACTACAACTTCATATAATACTACAACTACATTTATAACAAGTAACGCAACAACAACTGCTTATACAACTACAACAGCGTATACGACTACAACCACATTTAACACTACTAGAGAAACAACTACAACATTTAATACTTCTCAAGGAACAACAACTGCTTATAGTACTACTACAGCATATACAACTACAACAACTTACATTACAACTAAAGCTACAACTACTGCATATACAACTACAACTGCTTATGCAACAGTTACAACATTTAACACTACTAGAGAAACAACTACAGTATTTAATACTACAAGATCAACTGCTACTCTATTTGCTACAACTACAGCATATACTACAACCACAACATTTAATACTACGCAATCCACCGCTACAGTTAGAACAACAAGTTCAAATAGACTTACAGAGACCAGCAGAACTACAGATCACCTCACAGTATTTGCAACAGCAACTAATACTGTGATTTATGAAAGAATAACCGCCTCCACATTAGGAACAATCTTCGATACAGAAGTGGCAAGTGCTCAAGATCTAGGGCAGTCCTATTGGGATGGCTCTAAATGGAGCGAGACTTGATAGAAGGACATAAAGATACAAAAGTAGACGCCGATTATGTAAATAAGAAATTAGAAAGCATGATGGCAGCCATATTTGATAATATGGGCGAAAATGAAGAAAGAATAAAAAATATTGAAGTGGTACTTTACCAACTTCAAAAGGAGTTTAGAGAATGGCTCAAGAAGGCGGAATAGTAAAACCAAAAAAGCCACTTCAAGCTCTAACAATAAATGAATGTCTTGGTGATATACCAACTCATTTTATGAAATCAGGAAGCGCATTTAGACCTAAAGAGGATCTTAACGACTTAGCAGAATTTCGTAAAAGAGTAATCAGAGATTCATTTAGAGGTAGACCATTTGAATATGATATTTGGTTTAATACAAATGAAGTCTCAACTATAAGAGCATGGCTTTATACTGATTTTTTAGGCAAAGGAATTGTAATGAGAGTTCCGTCTATAAAAATCAATGATAAGTTTTTTGCTGGAATAGTAAATGGCGATATAGAAATTGATGAAGATAGAATACAAAA